AATTGTCTGATGGGGTCGTCCTCAGGTATTGAAAATACCTCAGTGACGGCCTCACTATCAAAGTGTCGTTCCATAGTCTTGACCGACCTCAAGTTGGTCAAGTTCTTTGGAACTTCTCCCAGTAATTCCCTAAGGGCCTGAACGGTAACGTTCGTGACCTTGGGAATCTGACTCCATATGGCATTTGCCCAGCTTTCTGTATTCCAGAAAGCTGGCATTTTGCCTACACTGAATATTTGTCTTGGTAGATATACGGGCCTACGCTCGTATCTCAGACCAAGACATATATCTTGCATTACAGAGGCTACTTGAAACAGGTGTCCTTCGACACCCTGTTCCGAGTATTCTGTATCTTTACCTAGGAGGGTGTACTTGCCGTCTTTGACGGACGAGTAATCCCTCCTATCTTTCTTAGTGTCCAGTACTAGTCTCATCTTTGGATGATCCAAGTACGGCAACAACCTATTATCCTTGAGCTTTGACGCCGTTCTTACGGTGTTAAAGCGGTCAAGGGGGATATGGAAGACTTCCTCACAATAAGTTCCCCAGGAACTTGTTATGAAGAAGTCATCTTCGGAGAGTTCATACCCCAACATCGCTGCCGCGTTGTTGAAGTATTGAACCCACCTAATCATCTTGGCGGGCTCGTCAGCACCGAGGATGATAGCAGTATCATCCCCGTTGCCGTCGTGCACAACTTTTACGCTCGGCTCCTTCTTTGAGGCGTAAGCCTCACAGATGGGATGAGCTAAAGATAAATTGGACTTGGTCAATGGATCCCCCATGGGGACTCCATTGACCTGGACCGAGTGGAACTTTCCATTAATGTATATGTCCTTTGGACCAGGCCATATACACTTAATGGGATCTAATATGGAGGCAGGTAGTCTCATCTTTTCGAGGAGTCTACCCATCACCATGTGTGCTGATTTAAAGGATGGTATGTCTGTGGCTGAACGCCAGTCCAGACTTACTATCCTTTTATGTTTTTCGAATAGGACGTGACCATCAACCGGATCGAGGTGATCGATCCGACTGATGAAGTTCCATCCTAGTCTACCAGACGATAATCCATTCTTCAAAGAGCGCATGCTCTTTGCAGCTTGGATTGTCATATGAGAGAAGGGCTGTAAGAGTGCATCCTTGTAAAAGGATCCACTCTGTACAACCCTAACCTTTGCGTTCTCTCTAATAGCGGCGACATTTGTTTTATAAATGTCGTCGCTAGAAGAGTT